CTTATAAAAAAAGGGATAGATTACGGCGTAAGCAACTTTGTGACGTGTGGCAGTAGAGATAGCAGACAATGCGAAGTAGTTGCTAAAGTGTGCGAAACAATGGGCGTAAATAGCCACATCTTTATGCCAAGCGGAAAAGATACAAATATAATAGAATCAATATCAAGAACTTCTGGCGCGACAATACACAGAACAAAAGTCGGATATAACAATGTTCTTATAGCACAATCTACTTTGTACGCTAAAGAGAATAATTATTTATACATACCTTTTGGATTAGAATGCCAATTGACTATTGATATAAATATGCATCAAGTTCAAAACATCCCAAACCACGTTAAACGAATTGTTGTTCCGTGTGGTGGCGGCATGAATATGATTGCAATAATAAAAGGTCTTGAATATTACGGAATGATTGACAAAGAAGTTGTTGGCATTGTAGTTGGGAAAAACCCGCAAGATGTATTTAAAAAATATAATTTATATCCAGCAAAAAACGACTTGTTTGGCAACACAAACGTAAAATATTCTTTCAATAACTCACCGTTTGATTATCATGCAAAACCGCAAAAAACAACTATAGACGGAATAGAACTTGACGAAATATATGAAGCAAAATGTATCCCTTTTATAAAAGACAATGATTTACTTTGGATAATTGGTAAAAAATTACAAAATTAAAAACAACATGGAACAACAATTTGATTTATTTGGTAACCCTATTCAAGAAAAAGGTGACCTAAAAAAAGAATTTGGTGCAAACCCGTTTTCTATTCTAGACACAAAAGATGGATTGTGGCAAGCTAGAAAAAAGAAATGGATTGGGCTAGGCATTCAGTCAGAAGTTGGCCGCGATGCCGTAACTTATCATATGAAAAATTGGGCAGACAAAAAAGGTGAAGAAGGTACTTTACGAGGAAATAAATTACCAAGTGACACTTCTATATTCGACCCAGTTCTTTGTGAGTTAATTTACCGTTGGTATTGCCCAAGTGGAGGAAAAATTCTAGACCCGTTTGCGGGAGGTAGCGTTCGCGGAATCATTGCAAATTATCTTGGTTACCATTATACTGGTATAGATATACGACAAGAACAAATAGATAGCAACATAGCGCAAGCGAAAGAAATACTAGTAGATAATATACCGACATGGTATTGCGGCGATAGTAATATTGTTCTCGACCAAATTAAACAACAAGATTTTGACCTTGTTTTCACATGCCCTCCGTACGCAGATTTAGAAGTTTATAGCGATATTCAAGGAGACATATCAAACATGGATTATGATGATTTCATATTTACTTTTGAAAGCATTATGCGTAAAGCATGTAAATTACTTAAAGTAAATGGAATGGCCGTAGTTGTCGTCGGTGAAGTTCGTTGTAAAAAAGGAAATTATTACGGGTTCACGGCAGACACGGTTAAACTTATGCAAAGATGCAAAAATATGAAATATTACAACGAAGGTATATTGGCAACATCTTTGGCTAGTGCGGCATTAAGAGCGGCAGGAAATATGAAAAGCGGCAAGTTGGTTAAAGTGCATCAAAATATATTAATGTTTAAAAAACAAGAATAATTTGTTTGTTTATTGAAATATTATCATTATCTTTGCACCAGAAAATCGTAATGCGTTGTCGGTCATATAGGCGCAAAAGATAAAAATATAAGTATATACTAATTTTGCCGATACGGGCAATGTGAAAGTTGAATGACCGCAACAAGTAGCATTGCCCGTTAGGTTTTTAAACGGTCATAATATGAAATATTCAATTTTGGGATTTAACCAAGAAAAAGTATTGGAGCTACAAGAAACAATTGTAGATGAAATTTTTGGTAAAACAAAAGTTATAAAAAGAATTGATGTTGTAGACCTTCTCATATTGCAAGACGTCGCCGACTTTATGAATAGGCGCAACATCATAAAGTATGTGATAGACGAAAAAACATTCTTTAGCATTAAGTATCAAGTTATCATTAACGACCTACCAATACTAAACATAAAACAACAAGCATTAAGCGATAGACTAAAGAAATTATGTGATTTTGGCTTATTGGAAAAAGCAATTGTAAAAAACCAATCTGGTAGTTATACGGCTTTTCGTATAGGAAAAGCCTACGAAGATATAGTTTATAACAATGAATATTCTATCATAAGTATGGAAAATCATTCGCACAAGTATTTAGATACAAGTGCAAAAGTAGCTGAATACAAGTGCAATATAAATAATAATAATAATAATATAGATAATAACAACTCATCTACTATTAACAATAATAAAGAAAAAGGTATTAACATACCTTTAAAGAAAAATGATTTTCAAGAAATAGTTGATTGTTGGAACGAACATAATGGAAAGAAACTTGGTAAAGTAACAAAAATAACCGACAAACGCAAAAGAGCAATTAAAAGAGCTTTAGATGACAATGATATTACGCAAGAACAACTAATACAGTTTTTCAAAACATTGCCATTTGCAGACAAGTGGCTTTACAATCCAAACAAACAACATGCTAATTGGAAACCAGATTTTGATTGGTGGCTCGCTAATACAAATGGATGGCTTACTAAAGCGTTGGAAGGAAAAGTGCATCTAGAAAATCCACAAGCATTTTCGACAATAATGTTAGGTAAGGATGCGCCGTATTCACCAGAATGCGGTGGTAGTCTATGGTGGAACGATTATTACAAATGCTTTATGTTTACAGGATATTGGGATGGTCACATTCCAGATGGGTATTCTGATGAAGAACGTCCAGATGGTGCGCAAGTAACACTAAACAATGGCAGGGGTGTTGTAACATGGTGCAAACAAGAAAGAAAGTGGATTAAAAAATGATAAATAAAGATACAATAAGGCGGTGGTGGGAGGTGTTTGTGGGCGATGGTAATTTTACCGAAGTCCGCATACTTGGTCGCTACCAATATAGCGGCTACTTTAAATCCGTTGACAACCTATTAGCACAAATCGAACCATATGGTAATATGGATGACGAACAAATTTATTTTGTACTAAATAGGATTGATGACGCATGTTATGGTAGGCAGCAAAGCGAAAAGTTTGTCAAATCGCCAAAGATTACAACGAACGACAACGACATTACACGGCGTTTGTGGGTAATGTGTGATTTTGACCCAGTTCGCAAGTCGGGCGTTAATGCTAGTGACGAAGAATTTAACTTTGCATACAAGAAAGCGCAAGACGTGTTTAGGTTTTTGCGCGACCACGGATTTAGCGAACCAGTGATATGCAAAAGTGGTAATGGTATTCATCTAGACTATCATGTGGACTTGCCAAATGATGAAGAAACTACAGAAATCATTCGTGGTTTCTTTAAGTTCATGGGCGAAAAGTTTTCAGATGAAAAAGTTGAATTTGACCAAAAGAATTTTAATTTGGCACGTCTATGCAAGCTGTATGGTACGATTGCAAAGAAAGGAGCAAACTTACAAGATAGACCATGGCGTGAGTCAACGATTATCTATGTACCAAAGGAAATTAAGGCTACACCGATAGAAAAGTTCAAGGAACTTTCAGACTTGTTGCCCAAAGAAGAACCTAAGACCGCAACTATCGTGCGAAACCCATATCGGCAAAGCGCAATGCCTTTTGATTTACGGTCATGGTTAAATAATCACGGCATTGTCTACAAGGAGGAAAAGCAAGGCGCAAGCACTAGGTTTACACTTGAATATTGCCCATGGGTAGATACACATTCAGACCACAAGAAATGGGATAGCGCATTATTCTTGGACACGGAAGGTAAAATCACGTTTAATTGCCAGCATTCACATTGCAAGGATAAGACGTGGCATGACTTTCGTGTGTTCTACGAACCAGATGCGTATTCTAAACCGCAATGGCAACCACAAGCGTATTATCAACCACGCCAATACATGCCACAACAAAAGCCAAAGTATGAAATCAAGGATGAATTGCCAGAACTTGGCGAAAAGTGGCTTTCGATGAGTGACATAAAGAAAATAGACATCACGCAGATTGAAAATGTAAAAACTGGTTTCTTTGGCTTGGATAAAGAGATTGTCGGTTTGAACATGTCGGAGGTCACAATCCTTAGTGGTAGCAATTCTAGCGGTAAATCATCGTGGTTAAATACTTTGATACTTAACATTATCCAAAAAGACTTTAAGGTTGCATTGTGGTCTGGCGAATTACGCCCAGACATCCTAAAGGCATGGATTCAGATGGTAGCGGCAGGGAAAAGATGGTTAAAGCCGTCACAATATGGCGATGGAAAGTATTTTGTTCCAAACAACATTGCCGAAAAGATTGACGAATGGATGAACGGAAAGTTCTTTCTTTACAACAACGAATATGGCAACACATGGGAACAAATATTCCATGATATGACGGAGTTGTTGAAAGGTGGCGTAAAAGTGTTTATTCTTGATAACTTGTTTAGCTTGAATATTGACCTATTGGAAGGTGATAAAAACAATAAGCAGCGCGAACTAATTCTTCAAGTAAAAGACTTTGCGAAGAAAAATCAAGTTCACATCATTCTTGTTGCACACCCAAGAAAGGTTACAACATTCCTACGAAAGACAGATATTAGCGGTAGTAGTGATTTGACGAATGCCGTTGATAATGTGTTTATCATTCATCGTGTGAATCAAGACTTTTTCCGTTCAGGCGCAGAATTCTTTGGTAATGGCGAAATTCAAAAGTTCCAAGGTTTTGGAAATGTTCTAGAGGTTGCCAAAAATAGAATGTATGGCGTTGTTGATTATCTTGTCGGTTTTCATTATGAAATCGAAAGTAGACGATTCAAAAACACAATGGACGAGGAAGTGCGTTATGGGTGGGAACAAAAAGTTGAACAAAGCACTATGCCGTTTATTAAAGATGAACCGCCAAAAACAAGTGGTATGCCATTTGATGCTCCTACGCTTGATGAAGCACCATTTTGATAAAAAATCACAATTAGAAAACAATTATTTGGTATATTCAAAATTATTATTTATATTTGCACCAAAATTCACTAAACGAAAATTTTAAAGTATGGAAACAATTAAGTTTAATGTTGACGAACTATTGCCACGGTTGCAATTGGTTTCATCGGTTATCAATGGAAAATCAGCTTTACCGATTCTAGACACATTGTTGTTTGAATCTACGGATGATGGCATAATTAAAATCACATCATCGGATAATGACACATGGCTAACAACTTATGTTGACCCACTAGAAAGTACTTTTGAGGGTAGCTTTTGCATAAACGCCCAAAATATTGCATCTGCGCTTAGAAATCTTGTTGGTAGTGTAATTACACTAGAGGTGCAAAAAGAATCCAACACGCTTAAAGGAAATTATGAAAACGGGCATTTTTCAATCCCCTATGAGGATGCGGACGCCTATCCAAAGCCAGATGTTGTCAACAAAAGTTTGGAAAGCAGTACAAAAATAGACAAAGCAATAAAAGGTGAATATCTTGCAAATAGTATTGCGGTAACGGATTATGCAGTAGGTAACGACGTGTTGCGCCCAGTTATGAACGGCATTCATTTTGATTTCTTTAAGGATGGCATGTTTGTTGTGGCTACGGATGGTCACAAAATGGTAAAACATTCAAATGCCATGGTTACAAGTGATGCTAATAGCTGGTTCACACTTCCGTCTAAACCAGCAAAAATCCTAAAAAATGTTCTTTCTTCTAGTGAGGACATTTATATTTCGTACAACGAATCATGTGTTCGTTTTATGCAAAACGACTTTAGGCTTATCACAAGACTACAAGAAGGTCGCTACCCAAATTACAATAGCGTAATTCCAACAAACAATAATCTTGTAGCGACATTGCCTAAAGAGCAGTTTGTCGCGGCATTGAAACGAGTGTTGCCAATGGGTAGTTCAACTAGTGAACTTGTTGTTCTTTTATTTGAAAATGATAGCTTAACGATTAATGCCGAGGATATTGATTTTGCCACTAGTGCAAAAGAAATAGTAGAATGTGCATACAACATGCAAGCTATCAATATCGGTTTTAAGGGAAGCGTGTTGTTACAAGTTGTTCAAAATATTAAATCTAGCGATATTGTAATGGCGATGTCAGCACCAGAAAAGTCCGCTTTGTTTATGGCAAAGGATAGTGATGACAATATCAATACACTTTCGCTATTAATGCCGATGCTTATCAATTAAAACACAAAAAACGAAAAGTTATGAGAGAATCAGGTTATTACCCGCCTGGCGCAGAATTCGACTCCAATGCGCCGTACAACCAAGTGGAAAATGAAACTAAGGATTTTGACTGCGACGTTACATGCACGCTTTGTAAATGCATGTCAATTCCTACGACGATGTATCGTGAAATCATTGAACCTCCATGTGAACCAGATGATTTTGGATGCCATTGTTTTGAGTTTGACGATGATATAAATTGGGAACAAGAATTGGCTTCATCTAAACATCTTGACCCATTAGACCTTATCACCGCAATGGCAAACGAAATTCTTGCTTTGAAAGAAAAAGAAATGTCGGAAATAAAAAACGAAGATGTTTCCTCAAAAGAAACGCGTGCAAAGATAAAGCATATTTCGCACCTTTCATACCTGCTTGACGAGGCTAGCGATTGGGAACTTATTGAAACTGAAATCGAGCCAATATGACCAAAGAAGAAATCATAATGTGTGGAGTGGATAGCGATAACGAAAAGTCGCTATTCATTTCCACTTTTACTGAAAAGCGTAATGCCGAGGTTGTTGCCGTGCTAGGTGCTTGGATGGACAACGGTTTTAAGTACGAAGATGTTGTGTTTGAAAACTTTGTCTTGTCGGAAATGATTTGGGTGTTACCATACGTCCTTAACTATGGAAAAGATGGGAAATGGAAAGAAAAAGGTAGTGCTAGCATGATTGGAATCTTGACGTATTCAAATCTTCACAACCTGCTAACAAAGCTGTACGAAACGTACATCATGAATGAAGATTTGGAGCATGCTTTTTACAAGTATTTCCAAAATTACAAAAGACATAAATGCAAATATGCCCACGATGCATTGTCGTTGATTTTTAGCGGAAACACTGGATTTCCAACAACAAGAAACAATGGAACATTCTATCGCTATAATCTTCTTTTCTATTGGCTTACATATAAGCTAAAGATTTGGAAATATGCAAGCATCGGATTGTTGCCATGCAATGACAAGATTTTTGAAAATGCCTACAAGTATGGCGTGATACCTAAAAGAATGAAATCTACACTAACGAACACTATTAAGCTAACCGAAATAGCAAAAGAAATGTTTGGTGACAACGACTTTTATAAGCTATATGAATTTTTAAATTTCTACAAGGAATGAAAGAACGTGGCTACAACAACGGTTTCATACAACGCAAAGCTGGCGGAAAGTATGAAGGTGAAATAGAAATAGACGGTGTTGACTTGTCGCCGATTGAAGGTGTTTTCTTTAAAGACGAAAAAGGCGATACTTATTTGTGGCTAAAGAGGAAACCCATGCTAGAATATAATTTAGAAACTGGCGAATACTACAATAAAAGGCGTGAACCGATGTGGGAGGTATATTTAAAGAAACAGCCAAAAGGTGTTTTATCCTTTAAAGGCGAATTCGTCTTTTTTCGGTTTTGCTATACCATTGTAGCCATCATTGATTCCGTGATAGGAAAAGAAAAGCAACGTCTAAACTTTTTTGTTGAAAGAAAGCCAATGGGTGAACAAACTATTATTAATAACATAAACAAAAGGAAAAGCGATGAAAGGAGAAAATGAAATGCTTTCCGAATGGGAAGGTGTAGAACAAACCGTTGTTTCCGAAATAGAACACGTTGTTTCAAAGTACGATTATGTATGCATTAACTTTCTTGCATACCATATTTCTGCAATGTGCGATGTTGATGTGTCAGATATGCTTTCATCATGTGATAAAGTGTATCTTTCGCAAGCTAGATGGCTGTTTTGGTATGCCGTGCGGTACATGACAAATGAAACATATGAAAGGATAGCGCAAAAAACATCAATGGAAAGATGTAAGTTTTCAAGTGAATCAATACGCGTCGGTTGCCAAAAAATAGCCATGTTAATTGAAACCGATTATATATGGGCAAATAGATGGAAACTTATCAAACATATCATCAAGCTAAAATACAAAAAAGATGACGAAAACAAAAAGCAAAAGATTGTTGTAAACATACCGATTTCGTCCAATATTGAGGTGGAAATTTTAAAAAAGTAACTAATAATAGGCTACAGCTCTGCATTTATTTTATACACGAATTATACACGAATTATACACGAATTTATCAAGGAACTATGAAGAAGATAATGTTTAACGACCGCTACGGGCTGATGCAAGCCGTATTAGAGGAAAAGAAGAAGACGACGCGGCGCATCATCAAAGGGAATTTTGAAGACATCAAGGCGTATCATGCAAATGGTGGTTGGCATTTCATTGCTGACACAAGCGACGGGGATTCCGTGGAAGTGAAACCTGGCTACGAAGAAGGTGAAATCGTAGCAATCGCACAAGCATACCAAACACTTCGGTGGCCTGCACTTCCAGGCATCGACTGGAAAGCGATAACCCACTCGAAGGGATGGAGCAATAAGATGTTCGTTAAGGCTGAATACATGCCCTACCGCATCCGCATCACCAACATCAAGTTGGAACGATTGCAAGACATCAGCGAAGAGGATGCTATGCGCGAAGGTGTGTTCAAGTACGACAAGCCACCACTTCATCACGAGATGGATATGTTTGCACCGTGGCCGCCATACGTTAAACCATACAAATGGGATAGCGATAATCTGATATACCGCTGCTCTGCCCGATATGCGTTTGCCTATCTCATCGACAAGGTGAGCGGCACAGGTACATGGAAGAGCAACCCGTGGGTGTTCGCCTACACCTTCAAACTGGTGCGGCAGCAAACTCTTCACTCTTCACTCTTCACCCTATAACTCTCAGAGTAATTATTATGTAGTTAAGTAGATATGAAACACGAACAAGTTATTTTGGGTAACGCGCCGTCTAAAGCCAACCAATATAAAATTATCACTATTAAGGGGCACGGTAGCTTGGCGAAAACGAAAGCATTAAAAGAATACGAAGAAAAGTTCTATCTTCAATGCGGAGCGTATCGCAACAAGAATATTAATGGCTTTTTTGAACTTTATGTTGACGTGTATTTTCATTCCAACCAACCAGACCTTGACAACTCATTAAAATGCTTGCTTGACTGTCTACAAACGTGCAACGCAATAAAGAATGACCGAAACTGCGTAAAGATTGTTGCCAATAAATTTATTGACAAGAATAATCCTCGCATTGAATTCACGTTGGTCGAAGTTGGCGGTGTGGAAACAAAAAATAGTAAACAACCAGAATTATTTTAAGATTTATGCTTAGTTATATTGACAATGTAGAAAGACTACACACAAGAAGTATCACGTTCACGGAAAAACAATACCTTTTCGTGTTACAAACGGCATTAGGCGAGGATATAGAAGTTGCCTACGCAATGATTTTTGACACGAAAGAATTCAAAAGAGTTATTGGAACGGAGGATGAGGCAGCATATCTATCAAAAATAAAGAAAGATGCGGAACTTGCCATTCAATCACAAGAATGCCAACAACTCAAAGAACTTATCGAGGAACAATTTCGCGCAGAAATCCAAAAGCGGGCAACAAACCTTAAAAACTACAAGTTTTCTGCAGAAGAAATTGTTCAGATGCTTTCCAACTTGCTTGCATCAAGAAGTGAAAACCTTGAAGAAGCAAGCGTGCGTGATATTACTGCGCTTATTCGTGAACTTGCATCACAAGGCGCATTAGAGGGCGGTGACGGTTTTCAAAAGCATTTTATCAATGTTTATCCACCATTTACGGCAATGTGTCCATCTTGTAATCATGAAATAGATGTCGCAAGGGGAGTTAGTAGTATTTGCCCATTCTGCGGTTGTAAGTTTATTTGGGATGAAGTACAAGAAAGATTTTACCCACAACCAGTTAAACTATAACAATTATGGAAAAAGATTTAGACAACAACATTGTTAGAGAAATTGCGCACATGCAAAGCAAGATAGATACATATGAAGCATTTATTATGGCTTTGTTTATTATGGCAAAAAATGGCAAAAAGATTAACTACCCGATGCCATGTTCGACTTTTGGCACGCCACATTTGATGAGTGAAATGAGAGCATTATGGCGATTTGTGTATAGTCACAAGCCTTTAAAATTATAATAACACATAAAAGGAAAGCCGTAGACCGCGTTTATTTTGCGTCTAACGGCTTTCCTTTGCCTTTCCCTATAACCACCCACCTTTGATTATAAAAGTCGCTTAGAAAGGAATTTAATAGCATGGCTCGCCAATTTCCTCTACCACTAGCCGCATTAATTCGCCTTGTAGGTATGCCGCTGG